GATCCAAAGAATAAAGCCAAACATCCATTCAGAGATAGCGGTGTTGAAATTCTTAGGCAACAGGTTTCCGTACTGACTACAATGAATAAAGATGTCTTTGGCAATAGACCAGAGATAAATTCTGCTCACGATAAAATTGTGCGAGTGCTTGCTAAGTTCAGCGATACTGACGAGCTAAGACAAGACAGCGAAGAATCTGCGAAGCTTAGAGAAGAAGTTTCAAAAGGTTTAGCTGAAACAAAGCAAGATATAAATACGGATGTCTTGGGCAAAATGTTTGGGGGTTCAAATGAATAAAGAAGCACACGATAAATTAATTAAGTGTCGTTCTCAGTTAATGAGTGAGAACATTGGTATTGCTTCTATGTTGCTTCACTTGAAATTAGTTGAAGATAATTCATTTGATACAATGGCTACGGATGGAGTTCACATCAAATATAATGCGGACTTCACTCTGAGCCATACAGTTGAAGAGATCAAGGGTGTATTAGTACATGAAGCTTGCCATGTGATCTGGGAACATCCTCTGCGAAAAGCAAATCGAAACCATAAACTCTGGAACGTTGCGACAGACTACGCAATTAATTACTGGTTACAGTATGAGTTGAAGATGTCATTACCAGAGGGCGGACTGATTGATGGCAAATATAAAGGCAAAACTGCTGAACAGATTTATGCAAGTTTATATGATGAAACTCAACAGGAGTATGAAGAGAACAAGCAAACACATGGCGTAAATTCTGATCCTGCTGAAGAAAATATTTCTGAGAGTGCTGAAGACAAACAAGTATTGAGCAGTCCAATAAATAATAGTCAGCAAGAATCAGCAGAAGGCGGTGAAACGATTGACGATTACATTGAAGAAAAGTTCGGCAACAGTATTGGCGAAGTGATTGAACCAGTCAACGATAATGGCTCTGCGGTCAGCGAAGAAGTCAGAGAACAGATCAGGCATGGTATCAAAGAAGTTATTCATAACTCTGCGAAGATGGAAGCTCTAGGCAATGATAACTCTATGAAAGAATTAATTGCTACTAAAAAAGCTATGGCTCTTGATTGGACTGATGTGCTGAAAGACTTGGTGCAGTCTTCTATGTCTTCTGATAAGTCATGGGCTAAACCAGATAGGCGAAGCATACATAGAAATATGTATTTGCCCTCTGATGATAGCTCAGAGATATCTACTCTGGCTATTGCTATTGATACTTCGGCAAGTATGTCTCAGGAAGAATTAAATCATATTGCCTATGAAGTCAAAGCTTTAGCTGAAGAGTTAGGCATACAGAAACTTAAAGTCTGCTATTGCGATTCAGTTGTCAGAAGAAATCCAGAAACGGATGAGTGGTGGGATGATTATGATCTGGCTAATGAACCAGACTTCACTCTTAAAATGAGAGGTGGCGGTTACACTAGGTTTGAGCCAGTCTTTAATCTCTTCAATGATCACACTGAAGACAAAGAAGAAATTGAAGCCTTAATTTACTTTACAGATATGTGCGGAGATGTCTCACCAGATGTTAATCCGCAGATTCCTGTGATCTGGTGTGACACTGAACCTGATTACTACTCAGATTACAAGATGAAAGTGCCATTCGGTGAAGTTGTGAGGGTAAATCTGTGACAAAGTTACAGGAGCTAACAGAACAAGACGTAAGGATAGGGGTCAAAATACCCCTTGCCTTACCCTTGCTTGACCTAAAAGAATCGCTTACAAGCGAAATGAGAGGGTCGTTTTTTTAGAAAAGGAGAAATTTATGGAAAAGAATATGAAATTCTATTTCACTGTACTGGATTACATGCGTAATACAGGTTTTATGAATATGAACGGAAGCCCTAGATATTTAAGGGAAACGTTTGGACTTAGAAAAGATGAAGCTTTTGATATATATGGCAAGTGGATTGAAAGCAAAAGGAGATCAGCATGATTGTAAATGTTTTAGATATTAAGTTTTATGTTTGTGACGAAGATGGTAACGAAATTACAAATGAAGATGGCAGTATCAAAGAATTTTACTGCAAAGGTAGATTAAAACCGCTTGAATATCTTTGTGAAGATATGACTATGCAAGATTTAATAGAGGTGAATGATGAGTAAGAAAGAATATGTTTACGAAGTTGAAGAGTATTCTCAAGATGTTAGACGTTATCAGATTACATCAAATGTAAAACTAACGAATGAAGAAGTTAGAAATGTCTATCAAGAATCAGATGCTAATAAAGTGACTAAATCTAATTTAGTACATTATGTTGATTGGTCTAATGAAAGATTTACAGACAATGAAATCCTAAACAAGATTAAAATCTTTGGCATCCATGATGGCACAGAGTATGGTGATGATTGTCAAGTAGATATAACAGGAGAATTTGAGGAGATATAATATGAAGTAATATAGGATTGTCAGACGTAGAAAGAGAGAGCTTCGGCTCTCTTTTTTTTTGGGGGGTAATGTAGGAATAGGTACGAGCTTCTGCAAAGCCCGTCAAATATTCAGCTATGTAATATTTATTACTCAGCAAACATAAGTGTTTCAGAAATATTTTTTTTATGGGATACGAAAGGTGTGACAAAAATGGCATAAATGAAACAGGTTATTTTGGTATTGGTGTGATTGTTTTGTATAGAGCAGATAAAAAAAAGCTCTCAATTAAGAGAGCTTACTTCTCATGTCAAACGATAATATGAGATTCAAATGTAATACTTTTCAAAGATAAGATTATCTAATCATAAATATTAATTAATTGTATTAAATATTTGTTAGATGTTCAAGAAAAAAAGCTCTCAATTAAGAGAGCTTAATTAGGATTATCCCAACCTAGGGATTAAATGAAAAATAAAATTTACGGAAATTTTACTAATTTAATTATATTAAATGATTGTCAGATGATCAAGTTTAAAGAATTGATAAGCGACTGATGATTTAATTACAAATATATTTCAATCTTCTTATGAAAGGAGTTGCCACCTATCAATTCTCAAACCGCAAGGCTTCTTTTTATGACCTATACCTAGAGGGGAGACACAGCTTAAAGGGTAGTGTCTTTCTCGTCAAGGACTGGCTCATTCCACTTAGTCTAGTCTGCCAACCACTCACTAGATACCTTACTAATGCTAGTTTTTTTTTGGTTTAGGGATTCTAGAAACCAGCAAAACTGTAACCTGCAATGTTGTGTTTTGTTATTTATCGACATTGAAACACCCACGCAATGAGAAAAAATCAGTCTAGTTGTTTGCACTTTTAAAGTCATTCAACAATCAACAACATATTGTTGGGGAGACTATTTAATTCTTTAGTGAATTACTCTCTCTACTCATTGGTTTTATAGTCCTACTCTAGAGACTGAAGACTATTAACTAAATATTATTATAGATGATTGTATTATGCAAGCAAATGGCTATAATAATTATATGAGATATGCAGTAATGAGAACTACTTATATGATCATGCCAGACCCTACCTATATTGGTAGCAAAGGAGCAAGCATTGGTGGTTATCAAAATTTTATTTGGACTTTTGACAGCATGGATAAAGCATTAGACTTCGCTTGTCAGTTGTTAGACGAGCCTTTCTTTCAAGAACATAAGAAAAAGTTTGCACAGATACTAAGAGAAACGTTTGCGATAGATCATGGGGGAGAGAAGATAGTTATTGGTTATCACATTGAAGATACCGAAGAAGATTATAGAAAGAAAACACTACACTAATATGGACAAGAAAACAAAAACTTTATACATAAGACTTGACGAAGAAGACTACAACCTAGCACACAGCATTGCACAAGCACAAGGCAGAAGTGTAACAAAACAAGTTATACAGTTGATAAGAGATTATGCTTCAAAGAATACAGTTGCTCCAGCACATGAAAGTGCAAAGGCGGTTACTGGTTTAAAATCGCTTCTTGCAAATCAGAAACAGGACTAGTCAGTTTGTGAAACCAATAGCTGACTAAGCTTTCACTACCATCAAACACACATTCAGATATCTCTTTAGAGTATTTAGGATTGTTAACCATTATCTTCCAAAAGATTTTTTCTTTTACAATTCCCAAATCTTTTCTTAATCTTCTTTGTACTCCTACCAATATAACCGACTTCGGTGTGAGGCTTTTGTTAAGCGTTGAAGAAATATTCGCTTGCTCCATATTTAATCCACCTGTGGTGGTAGCTACTGAAATCATTTCTAAATACTTTTCCAAAACTAAATGATGTTGTGGCTCTATTTCTTTTCTTTTAAGAAGAACATCTATGATATGTTGGTCAGTAACTATGGCTCTGCCGAGCCTTGATCTGCCTACACGTTTGATCTCTACATTATTTCTTTCATGTAGCTGTCTTGTGCCTATATCATTAAGATATAAATTAGATTTCCCAATTAAAGTTTTCTTTCCTTTGGGTTTCATATTCACTATAAACTCCTGTGACTTTATTATATCTTAAGTCTTTCATGCCTTGTCTGCCTAGCCAATAGTATCTTGACTTCCAACAATGTATTTCTACTCCAGCATACTTACTATGTTCTGGGTTGTCTCCTCTTGCAACTGTAATACCTAAGTCTGCTTTGGCAAAGAAGCTCATGGAGTGAGATATGTCTAGCCCTGTTGGTACAAATTTCTTTGTTCTGTCTATTGGCTTTGCAGGGTGACATACAAAGAAAACTAATACTCCTTTCTCTTTGGCAAAGACATTTAACTTGGTCAACATATCTGAGACTTCATCAGTAACAATTTTATTGTTAGGTCTTGCTATGTAATTGAAAGGGTCAACCACTAGAATCCTACATCCCATACGTTGAACTGCTTGATTAGCTGATTCAATAATAGAATCTATGTCTGCTCCTTCTTTAAAATCCATAAACAAGAAATGATCTTTGATAAAGTGTTGTGCTTCTAACTTCTCTATGTCGTTCATTCTTTCTGTCTGTCCTTCAAAGAATGGCTTGTTGGTGTACATCTGTGATATCTGAACTGCATGAAGTGAGGGTGGCATTTCAAAAGAACAGTAACACGTCTTCCATCCAAAGTTTTTAGCCACGTTGTAAGTAAGCTGTGTAACAAAGTTTGACTTGCCACTATTAGGCATACCAGTCACAACTACTAAGCTTTCTTTCTTCAGTGTAAACAGATCATCAAGCTCTGGATATCCTGTTGTTACTCCCTTTGGATTCCCATGATTGTACAGGTTATCCATCTCGTCAGCATAATCATCCACATTTCTAAGATACTTCAAAGGCATAGGCGTAGCTCCCAGAATACAAGACCTCAAGGCTTCTGCTCCTTGGTTCACTAGCATATCATTTGAATCTTTATCCCCAGAGTAATCCACAACATAACAGCGTGCTATGCCTAGTCTTCTTGATAGCTCCTCTCGTAGTGCATGACCAGCTTCATCGTTATCTGTGGCAAGTATTATTCTTTCCTTGCCTACGAATTTTTCTTTGTCATTCCAAACATACTTAAATCTACCATCCTCGTTAGGGTCTATCTCGCCATGCTTTACTTTGGCATTAGCTCCATTGGGAACTGAAAAACAATCTAGCGTGAAGTGTCCTTGAAAAGCTGTCTTAATTGCTAGTGTGTCTAACTCTCCCTCTGTAATTATAATAGTATCATCAAGGTGTGGAACTTCATCTTCTTTCTTTGTTGTACCCCATAATTTATATTGATTCTCTCCCTCGAACCAAAACCTTTTCTCATTTGTTGATCTGTATTTAGCTCCCTTGTTCTCGTAGATAAATGCTAAAACAGGGCTACCTTTCTTGATTGTTGGGCGACATCCCCAATCAACTGCTTTGGTGATATCAATCCCTCTGTCCTTTAGAAACTGTTCTGCTTCTTCACTGCTCTGCACCTCTGGAATAACAATGGATTTACTAATATTCGGTGGTGCAATATTTGTTTTTGTTTGTGCCATATTATCTCTAAAGACTTTACCACTAATGTTGCAATGATGACAGTTATAAACTGCACCATCGTAGTCCACTTTAATTGATAGCGGTCTGTCCGCTTTGTTCTTTCTTTCATGCTCACAAGCAGGGCATTGTTTTTTGTATTGTCCTGTATCAAGTGAAATAAATTTTGCAAATCTTAAATCCATCTGTTATTCTCCTATCTATAATCTATATAATATCTATTAGATAATATCTAATTAGATAGTATCTAAATCAAATCTTATCTATTAATTTTTCCATATCTCTTACTAAAACTTTTCTAGATTCAGGTGGATATGTAAGAAGATTTTTTAAAGCTTTAGCAAAATTACCTTGATTGATATTTAGTCTTTCAACAACATCAACATAGTGATCTTCAGCTAGCCACTTCAAAGCATTTGTTCTGACTTTAATCTTTGTACTAGACAAATCTCTAATGTATTGTTTGAGATATGCCTTGTCTAAACTTATCACTTTGTTATCTTCCATGTCTTGATTCTCGTTTAAATTTCACTGATTGTCAAATGATACTTGCAACTATGTACGACATGATGTAAATTATATATATGACTATTGGAAAAATTATGAAAAACGTTCCCTTGCACAGCAAGAGAAAACCAAAATACAACTTCCCTTTAGATACTTTGGAAGTAGCAGAAGCTTTAATCGTGCATGAAACAGAACTTATCAGAAGTATAAAAAAGGAACTTCCAATTATCAGGCAGTATGTTTACAGAAAAGGTAAACAAGATAACAAAACTTTTAGTGTGAGAAAATATAATGCTAAAGGGTTTGGCGATGGCATTGGTATTTGGAGATTGTCTTGAACTATACGAATCAACACAACATACCTGAAGTTATTGTTAATGCTATTGTTAATGATACTTATACAAGAGGGGAATCAGATATATCCGTAACAGGTTTGCTACAACCACCGAGAATATCTGTGCTTAGAAAGAAACACGAATCAGATTTGGTAGCTGATGTTTCTGATGAAGTATGGAAATTGTTTGGACAGGTTTGCCATGATTTATTTGAGAGGGCAAACAAAGATAAAAAGAATGTTGAAACAGAGAGAAGAATGTTTACTAAGCTTGGTGGTTGGACTATAAGTGGGCAAGCCGATATCTATGAGAATGACACGAAGACACTTAGTGATTTCAAAGTGACTAGTGTTTGGTCTGTGATCTATGCTGACACAAAAAAAGATTGGGAGTATCAACTTAATTTGTACAGATATCTTTACTACCTAGAGACAAACGAACTACCAGAGAAGTTACAAATCATTGCTATATGTAGAGACTGGAATAAAAGAGAAGCACAAAAGAGAGACAACTATCCAGAGTGTCAAGTGGTTACGATTAACATACCTGTATGGACTGTCGAAGAAGCAGAAAAATTTTTAAAGGAAAGACTAGATATACATAAGAAAGCATGGGGAGATTACTTGTCTGGCGAAGCAATACCATTATGCAATGACGAAGAAAGATGGAAGAAAGAAGACAAGTATGCAGTACACAAAGGACAAAATGTAAGGGCATTAAAACTTTTCAACAACAAAGAAGAAGCTGAGAAGTTTGCTAATAGCCTTGACATGAAAACGAACATTATTTTTAGGCAAGGAGAATCCTCTCGTTGTGCTGGAAATTATTGTGGTGTCGCAGATTATTGCGATCAATTTAAAGAGGAAGTTATATGAGTGATGTTACATATAAAAAAGTATGGGATGATTTGTCTAACATAGATTGTTCCGAACATATAGATACTGTGGAGTTTGGGAAAACTAAACTATCATATTTGTCTTGGGCTTGGGCTTGGGCGATGTTGATGGAAAAGTACCCAGAAGCACAGGTTAAGTATTACGAAAATAAAGAGACTGGTATTCCTTACATTCAAATGCCAGATGGTACAGCAGAAGTAAGGTGTCGTGTTTCAATAACCGATGGTATTTGGAGAGAGATGTGGTTGCCTGTTATGGATAACAGAAACAATGCTATTCCGAATCCCAACTCTAGGCAAGTGTCTGACAGCAAAATGCGATGTCTTGTGAAGTGTCTTGCTTTCTTTGGCTTGGGTCATCACATATATGCAGGTGAAGACATACCGAAGAAAACAAATATTGAGCAAGAGAATATTTCTGAGAAGCCTAAAGCAAAAGCTAAGAAAGAAGAGTGGGTCAAACCATTAGTAAAGACCATGACACTTGATGAAGTAGCTGAGAAAGCTCCACATCTTTTGGAGTTACAAGAGAAGCTCAAAAAATTTCAGACAGGTCTGGACGAATTTACCGACTACGATAAATGCAAAGAGTATGTTGCTGAACAAACAAAGTGGATAAAAGAACTTGACGAGAAGCAACAAGAATTTGCAAGACAATTAATTAGAAAAACCTATTCAAAACTAAAAGGAGAAAACAATGAGCAATAGAAATGACTATGATCTTAGACCTAAAGCTAAATGCAGTATCTTTAGGAACAGAAACCAATCTACCGACAAGCAACCTAGATTTAAAGGCACTGCTATTATTGATGAAAACTTTGCAAAGGCAGTAGCATTTGCTTATCAGCAAAAGAAAAAGCTACCTATCGATTTGCAAGAGCAAGTAGAAATTAAACTTAGCATAGCTCAGTTTGCAAATGGTATGTCAGATTCTCCACAAAAAGGAGAGACAAAAGATGGCAAACCTTTTGACTATTTCTATTTAGCTATTGAACCTTTTGTGCAAGGCATGGATAGTTTTTGGGATGATTATCAAAGAGCTATGTCTGGTAGTGATGAAGATCACAATCAAGACGAGCCTAATTATCCGCCAGAGCAATCTTCTGATGTATCAGACTTTGAAGAGGACATTCCGTTTTAGCCATGAAAGAGTATAAAGTATCGTTTGTGCCAGTAGATTGTCTTACTTATGATTTTGTTGTTGAAGCTGATAATGAAGATGAAGCATACGACAAAGGCAAAGACAGTTTAAGAGAAGCTATTGGATATGATAGTGCAAAAGACTGGACTTGTTCAGACATAACTAAGGAGAATAATAATGGGAAGAAGTAGCGAATTGTATCAAGAGTTTATAGATCAAAAAGAATTTATTGATGAAAGAGACTTATGGGAGATAACCAATTTGTATCTTAAGTGTTGCAAAGAACTGCACAAACACAAAGATAAACTTATGGGAACTCCACACGAAGTATTGATAGACATTATTACTAATGAATGTTTAGAAAGACAGAGGGATAATTTAAATGGATGAACAGATAGAAAACTGGCAACACTTAATGCGAGAACTTTCTAATCTTGTAGGCAAAAACGAGGAGAGCCTGTGGAATACAGAAGCAGACTTAAAGAAACTCATAGCAACAAAAATGTTTTTAGCAGAGATGGAGCATGGGTGTAAGTCTGCGGTAGCTCAACAAAGATTTGCCGATATGGATGATGATGTTCATCAATTAAGATTAAAACTTGGGGTTTGCAAAGCAAAGAAAGAAGCTTTGAAACTTAAAGCTAAGTCAATAGAGATAGGGTTTGATAAATGGAGAACAGATCAAGTCTCATTAAGAACAGAAAGAAAAAATTATGGAGCTTAACAGAAAAAAAAATAGCTGTATGGGTTTATTTATAGCATTTTTCATAAGTATTTTTTTATGGTATTTTATTGTTAAGGGGGTGTTATGGATTATATCTATTATGTAAATGAAGTAATGCAAGAGAGACGTAAAGAATATGTTAGAGGATATCCTGAAGATTTGAATCCTTCAGAGCAAGAACTCAAAAGACTTTATGCGGACTATCTTGAAAGGCAGAACTCCTAATAAAAAAGAAAAACAACACATGGACAAAGTTTCACAGCTTGGTTGTATTGTGTGTAGAAATATGGGAGCAGGCTATGTGCCTTGCGAGATACATCATATTGATGGCAAGACAAAAGAAAATGCCCACATGAACGTGATAGGTCTATGCTTTGAACATCACAGGAGAGGAGATGATAATCCTATTTATGTGTCGAGACATCCTTACAAAACAGAGTTTGTCAAACGATATGGCACAGAACAATCATTACTAGATCAAACAAAAAAATTAGTCGAGGAGCTTGAAGATGGATTATGAGATACAAGCAACACAGAAAAAGTTAGACGAAAGAAAGCAGAAGTGGTGGGAATGGCACAAGAAAAATCCAGATGTGTATAAACTATTTGTTAAGTATTCTTTTGAAGCAATCAACTCTGGTAGAAAAAGATACTCACAATGGGCTATCATCAATAGAATCAGATGGAACAAGGAAGTAGAAACCACAGGGTGTGACGAGTTTAAAATTAGCAACGATCATATAGCTTTCTATGCTAGGTTGTTTCACGCACATCATCCACAGCACTCAGACTTCTTCTTGGTGAAACAACTAAAAGAAGAAAAAGAAATTAGTCAGTACGAACAGATCAACGATAAACTAAACTTATCTCTCTAGGCGAAGTAGTTCCACTCAGATTTTAAGCGTCCTCCCTGGCTGCCGCATTAAATATTAACTAGATCAATACTTGTTTGTCTTTATATATAAGCTTTTAAAAAATATCTGGTTGTCATGCCGTCAGAAATTAGCGTAGGATTGTGCTAACTGTTTCTACAAAATTCGCAGGAACATCTATGTTTTCTCTAAGTGATGGAACAACTGCTAATCTTTTATCTAGTTCTAATTGTAATTTTTTCATAGCTTCTTGCTTTTCTTTTGGTGTTAAACTACTAGTCAATATTCTGTCTCTACGACTTCGCCAATCTGCAAGGTATCTATCTATTGCAAGAACAGTATCTCTACTTGCTTTTAAAGTTCCTCTTGACTGCTCATACAATAGCAAATCATCTAGTCTGTTATCTTTTAATAGTTTGTTATAACCTTGTATGTATCTATCAGAGGCTCGTTTTATTTGATAGAAGTCTTGTAGATATCCATTGGTGTTTGGGTTTCGTAATATCGCATTGAACGCAGGGAATTGATCTAACCTAGCAGGTATGCCTTCTTCTCCTGTAACTTGCCTTGTAAGCGAATCTGCGATTGCTAGAGTATAACCACCGATAGTTCCTGTGTAACCTCTAAGCATATACTCTAATTTCATTGGAGACATTCCAATAAATTTTCCTACTTCTCTCATAGCAATACTGGTTCTTTGGTTGTATTGAAGTTCTGGGTCAAGAGCTTGCATATAGTAAGGCACAATCTCATTGCCTGTAAAACCACTACGATTATTTATCATTGCTTCATAGAAAGGTTTAACTGCTTGAAATCCTAACGATTGTAAACCGACTGTGTTTCTGGCATTTCTTACCGCAGACTGTAGAGTATCTGAAAACTCATCCTCTTCATTATATAAACGCAATACTCTTTCTGGTGCAACCTTAAATAAGATACCAACTTCAAAAGGTATTGGTATTGTAATTCTTCTTTTATCATCTCCAGAGCCGACAAACATATTCCAAAAACCATCTCTCTCTTCTTCGGATAGCCTTTTGTAATCTTCATCATCTTGCATTGCAAGATAATACATTGTGGTTGCAAGTGCCAATAAGCTACCTCTCATAAGAAAGCCCTTTAAGACACGTATCTGATATGCTTTTATGCTTTCATCTGCTCCACGTTTTTTAGAAGCACTATACTTACCTGTTGCTGATCTATACAATATGTCAAGACCTTGAATCCTTGCATTCAAGAATGGCACACCTGCTGTTATGCTTCTAACAATCTGACTAGCTCCACGTCTGTTATAGTTAATAACCTCTTGTGATTGGAACATAGCTTCGGCTTCTGCTGTGGTGGTTGAGCCTGTATCTTTTAAGACTTGTGCATATATAGTGTTGTAAACCGCCTGCCTTGTTGCTCCGTCTGATTTGTATGTAATCTCTCCAGCTTTATCCCAAATGTATGTCATAAACTCTACAGGAGTTCTTATGTTTTCAAGTTTATCTTTACCTTTAATTTTAGTATTAATAAATCTTTTTATATCTTTATCATCTTTGATAGCATCATAACCTGCAATAATACCTGCTCGTTCAAGGTTAGACATATCGCTTGCGAAACCTTTCATAGTATCAACAAAAGGTGTAAACCTAGCACCTGATGTAACTGCGGCTGACATAGTATCTCTAAGTAAGTTACGTATAATAAAGCTTGGTTCACGTGTAACTAGCTCTCTTAAAAAACCTGCAGGCATTGCAAGATAACGTGTCACAGCACCTATTTCATCAACGCCCAAAGTTCTTAAGCTTTCTAAAAGAATTGGATCAGAAACTTTCATGTATTTTTTTTGCCCTTCTACATAAACAGGATAGACATCAATACCTTTTTGATCTTTAGGATCAGTCACTTCTCTTGCAAAACCCATCTCTTCAAAGTTTCTTGTTACTTGTTGCATAGCACTATTCTTTGCCATAGCTGACATAAGTGTAAAGACATTACGCATGACAGCATCTACTGGATCAACGTTAATTTCTTTTTCACTACCCTGTAGTTTCAAAGCAAGAGGATTGCCACCTATGATACCGCTACCAATCCTTGGACCTGCAACAGTTTCAGAGCCATCAGGTTCGACCATAGCTTTGTAGAATGGATAGTAATTAGAATCTTGTTTCCACATAAGTCCAGTTGGTCTTACGTCAATATTATTATCAAGAGATATTTCATAAAGCTCTTGAAAAGACATTTGATTTGTTATCTTTATTTGTGGTTGTTTTGCTTTTCTTAATAGTTCATTACGTTGTTTTATTCTAAACCTAAGATCAGCAGGAGTAAGTTCATTAGAAATAATTCCTGATTCAATACCTGCATCAATTAAATAATTATTAAACTCTTGATAATTATCATACGCTTCTTTTACTAGAGGATATTTATTTTCTACTGTATTTACAATAGCATTTATATCACTATCACTTACTGGAGTTTCTATTCCTTTTTCATTTAATCTTTTTCCTCTTAAAGCAATACCATAAGCTTTGAAATAATTATTTGATGATATACCATACTCTTCAACAGCTTGATTTAAAGGTCTGAATACTCTATCAATTAGTCCGCCCTTACCATCTACATTTTCAATAGTCATAAAGCCAAACTTAAAAGTTGGTACACCTCTAGTTAAAACTTGTTGTTGTAATTGTTGTTGCTTATCAACAGCTAGTACACGTGCCATCGCAGAAGTATCTGCATATTGTTCTCTAGCTCTTACTGATTCAACATCAGATTGCTGGAATTGTTTTTCAAGCAGACTATGTTTATTAACTATCTGTCTTCTCCACCATGAGGCAGTTCCTTCAATAATAGATTTATTGTCTGTTTGTTCACCAAAGCCCATGAGGTCTTTAGCTCTATCAAATAAAGTTTTTGATTTCTGTTCTGTTGTAGTTGTTGCACCAATCTTTTCAAAGATAGGTTGTAAGTCTGTGTCAACTGTAGTTTCGCCTAGCTCTTTTCTTCTAGCTTTGACAGCTTGATCATCAGGGTCAAGCATCTCACCTTTTGAATAACGAACTGCAGTAGATACTGCTTGGTCAGATACATCTGGTGATGTATTAAATCTTGATACGCTGTCTGGTGCTTTGTCTTGTTGCTTAGTCTCTATCGCTTCTCTGTCTGCACGATATTGATCTAGTTCTTTTTGTGTAAGACTTTTTGTAGAAGCTTGTCTTACTTCTTGTCGTCTATTATTTTGATCCCTTGCCTCTTCAAAAGCTTTTCTAAGTTGCTCGCTATCTCGGATGCTTTCATCCCTTTTTGAACTTTCATAAGTTCCAGCTCTTTTGAGGTCATTGATTCCTTCATTTGTTCCAACATAATTTTGAG